CCTGCCGAATCAGGTGGGCGCGCCCCGTCTGTTTGCGCCGGCGCTTCTGTCCGGTAATCTTTACGTCTCCGGTACCAGCAACGTGGGCACGGGCAACACGATCACGGTCCAGTCCAACGTCCAGACTGGCAACGTGTTCTGGATCGAGACGGGCCTGCCCAACTACGGCACGGCCAACACGGTCTTTGGCTACGAGGTTGGTCCTCTGCACAAGTTCAAGCTGATGCTGAACGGCACGGATCGCTTCATCGAGCAGCCCGGTAAATACTTTAACCAGTACCAGCCGTACCAGTACCACTCGGGGGCGCCGTACGTCGGTATTTACACATACTCTTTCGCCCTCAAGCCTGAGGAACTCCAGCCCAGTGGCGCGTGCAACTTTAGCCGGATCGACATGGCCCAGGTGGCCGTCAGCCTCAAGTCGGGCATGGGCCCCAACCTTTCCCAGAAGATGTTCGCGGTCAATTACAACGTCCTCAAGGTGGCGTCGGGTATGGGTGGTCTGGTCTTCTCGAACTAAATGCGAATTTTGTCTAGTCTAAATTTTTTTCTTGGGGTATATTACAAATGGCCGGCGGATTGATGCAGCTGGTTGCTTATGGCGCTCAGGATGTTTACCTTACCGGTCAGCCCAAGGTGACCTTCTTCCAGGCGGTGTACAAGCGCCACACCAACTTTGCGATGGAGAACATCCAGCAGACGGTGAACGGCACCCCCTCCAACAGCGGCCGTGTGTCCGTGACGATCGCCCGCAACGGCGACCTGGTCGGCAACATGTATGTGGGTCTGATCCCTAACGCCGCCAACACGCTGACGTCGACCAACACGGCCTTCGACCAGTGCTGGGTGGCTGAGCGCGCGATCGCCGCTGTGGAGCTGACGATCGGCGGCCAGCGCATCGACAAGCACTACCAGGCGTGGTTCCGCCTGTACGCTGAGGTGTTCCTGTCCGAGTCGGACAAGATCAACTACGGCAAGATGACGACCGGCTCCTCCCCGTCGGCGGATCTGTCCACGAACAAGACGTACGTGTACCTGCCTCTTCTGTTCTTCTTCAACCGCAACCCGGGTCTGTATCTGCCCCTGATTGCCCTGCAGTACCACGAGGTCCGCCTGGACTTTGACCTGACCAGCACCTTCTCCAGCTACTTCGGCACTTCCAGCCCGACGTTCGAGGTCTGGGCCAACTACGTCTACCTGGACACTGAGGAGCGTCGCCGCTTCGCCCAGAAGGGCCACGAGTACCTGATCGAGCAGGTGCAGCACACCGGTGGCGACTCCCTGTCGGGCGCCCAGAACACCGTCCGTCTGTCCTTCAACCACCCGGTGAAGGAGCTGATCTGGTGCTACCAGAACGGCAGCCAGACGAACACCTCCAACCTGAACGGCATGTGGAACTTCTCCACTGGCTGCGCTAACGTGCAGGTGACCTCCAACACCTCCGTGATTCTGTCCCAGGGCGTGCTGATGCCCCACCACATGGGCGCGCCGGTGATCACCTCTAACGTTGTGCTGAGCGGCACCGGCGCCGTCACGACGTCCAACACCGCCACGTCCTGCGGCTGGATCGAGGAGGGTCTGAACATTGGCTCGGCGACGGGTGTGACGGGTGGCTCCATCGAGGTGGGCCCGATGCGCGACTTCAAGCTGATCCTGAACGGTCAGGATCGCTTCAAGGAGCAGATCGGCAAGTACTTCAACCAGTACCAGCCGTATGTGTACCACTCTGGCACGCCCTACCCGGGCATCTACGTGTACTCCTTCGCGCTGCAGCCGGAGGAGCACCAGCCGACGGGCACCTGCAACTTCTCGCGTATTGATAACGCCCAGGTGTTCTTCAACCTCAAGAACAGCACGACCAACCTGCTCCAGAAGATGTTCGCGGTGAACTACAACATCCTGCGCATCCAGTCTGGCATGGGTGGCCTGGCCTTCTCGAACTAGACGGAATTTTCAAGCAAAATGCGAAATCAAACAGCCCTTCGGGGCGGGCTTCGGCCCCAAGAGTGTATCCACACTCTTGGAGTCGAAACTAAATGTTTCATAATTCTAATGGACCGGTCCCCGCGCACGCCTAATCGGTGGCGCGAGCAACCGCCGGCAAAACGGCGCCGGACGAATAACAGAGGGAGAAATAATTTCACACCAGCAAATGGTAATGTAAATGGAACTAGAAACGATTTGGGTTATAAAAGAAAATATCCGGGACGCGACCCGCCTCCAGGCCAGCCCCCCCTGTACTGTAAAGTGATCCAGCGGGCCGACGGCTCATGGGCGCCCGTTCATCTGCGTATCGACTATAAAAAAAATGGCCATGGTAATTTTGTATTGGTGGGGTCGCCACCCACCCTGGATTATTACGGCCAACCGCGTGGGTGGCCTCGCGAATGGTTGTGAGCTCGCTAAACACTCTTCATTTTATATAGGATCAGGCTCGCGGTGGCGACCAGGAACAGGAGACCGAAGAACGGCTGACCTGGCATCTGGGGCGTATTGCGCGCCTCGACGAAATTGGCCACACCCAGACCGCCCATCAAAGCGATGAAGATAAACACAAAGATTGTGTTAAAGTCCATCATTTATTATTACTTACTAAAAAATAATGGAGGAGCTCGTGCAGGAAACCGATCTCAAAGGGGCGGCACTCATGGCTGAAATCCGAAAGCTCATGCCTGGCGCCACCATAGATGTCGTCCTGGACACGGCGCGTCTTGCCCAACTCTATCAACAGGCCCGCCTATTTAAGGGTCGTGAATTTGAAACAGCTCTGGACCTCGTCGAATACATGAGCACCCTGAGTCTTGTCGATGAGGATCGCGACACCCTGTCTCGAATTTTAGAGGAGAATAGGGGAACCTGGATTTCTGAGAAGTGTTCTCATGAGCTTGCGGTACTTCTGAAGAATGGCATGTTCCGGTCGGTCTTCAATTTGTTTCTGAAATCGAGGATCAAAGAGCCGACTGGATGTTTTACATGGGCATCGCGCCTGGGTAGCCGCCTCCTCCTCCCGTGCTGTTTATCCCGCCCATCTCCTGATACAGATAAATCAGGTACAGACCCATGAAACCCATGATAAGGGCGCGCATCACCCACGAGGCCATCTTGCGCTTCACCGGGTCAAGGAACTCCTGAACGCTGAACAGAATCAGGGCGAGTCCGAGGGTAGCAAGTAGAACAGCGTTGGCCATTTAGTAATTGAGCACATTTTTATTCAGTGCGTCCACTAGCCACGGTTATATTTTAGGCTAAAATTAGTGATGAACTTTGCGTACCTGGATGCCCGGAATCTGTTTGAATCTGTGATGGTACCTCCTGTCGAGCCAGTAGAGGCGATCCCATGTATTTTGGATGAAAATTGGAAGGAACTGGAAAAGACCTTGACCAATTTCAAAAATGAATACGCCAAGACGCGGGTGGACCTCTCCATCCGCCTCGCCGCCCTGAATGAGAAGAGAGAAGAAATCAATGTTATCAAAATGATTACAGAGAACATCACATCACAGGACTTAAAGGAACGGGTTGATACTATGATAGAAGACCACGAGAACTCGCAAAACCTACAGGGACTCGCGAGAGAATGCAGTGAACTCACAGGCCGGAGCCAAGCGATGAAGAAGGTGCTGCAGGAGACGGACGCTGAAAGGTACGCGCGATTTACTTGCTTTGTTTGTATGGACCGACTTATTGACTTGTTCATTGAACCATGTGGTCACGTGATTTGCGAGCCGTGTTGGGTCCGGACTCCGAACAAGGCGACCTGCCCAGGATGCCGAACGCGTTTAATTGGGACGAAAAGAATATTCACCATGTCTTAGTAACAAGGCCTTGTAACTCAGTTGGATAGAGTGCGGGCCTTCTAAGTCGACCTTGTAACTCAGTTGGTTAGAGTGCGGGTCTTATGTTTAGAGGACAGCCCGAAGTCGCGGGTTCGACCCCCGCCAAGGTCAGGGGCTGCGCCCCGGCGGGAACCTAAGGTTCCCTGGGTTCCATAGTATAATGGTTAGTACATGAGACTCTGACTCTCAAAACGGGAGTTCGATCCTCCCTGGAATCTACACCGCCTCTGTATCTCATTTGGTAGAGCACTCGTTTAGTAAGCGAGAGGTCCTGAGATCAAGACTCAGCAAAGGCTTGGACCTGTTCACGTCCCTAAACTGTTCAGTCTCTGACTTTGGCGCAGTGGTAGCGCGTCGGATTGTAGCTCCGCTGGTCGAGTGTTCAAATCACTCAAGTCAGACTCGAGGGGGTGCCACCCCCCTTCCCGTGTTTCTGTCCTCTAGTTGGTCCAGGAGAACCGGCTGTTAACCGGTCAACACGAGTTCAAATCTCGTCGGAAACGCTTTTTTTAACCGTCTAGCTCCAGTTAAAAAAGCGCAACTACTTTTTTTTATATGAAGGCCAAAATCCCCGGCGCTCTCCGTGAGCAGGTGTGGCGACAAGCTCTTTAAACACAAGTGCCTCGTGACGTGGTGTGAAAACGTCATGACGCCTTTCCAGTTTGAGGTGGGCCACAATTTGCCCGAAAGCAAAGGTGGCCCGACCGAGCTCGACAACCTTCGGCCGATCTGCGGCAAGTGCAACAGGTCCATGGGTGATGAGTACACAATCGACGAGTTCTCAGCGCTTTCTCAACGCAAAGAGACGAAGCACCTCTGGGAGTGCTTCAAGTACTCAGATGCGTCATCTTAGCCTGGGTCTTCTTCTGGAAGAACATGAATATGAAAACGAAAAGGGGCAAGGATCGGAGCTCGCCATTCGTCGAGTGTTGGTAGCCGTACATTCCATCGGCTGGGAAGGGCACGTTCTTTATCACGTGGCGCATAAAGAACACCAAGGCGCCGATCACACCAAACTGGGCGCAGACCTCGGCAAAGATTCTAAGACGAGACTTGGACGGGTCCAGGGGTGGCGTGATCCTGTCCAGGAACATGGACACGACGAAAGCCGCAATGAAGCACAGGACGCCGACCCACGCACTTCCGGCCGTTCGCATAACCGGCAGCATCTTAATATTTACTCATAAAATAGTAATGACCGAGTTCAGGGGATTTATGCACTGGACATGGGAAGGGGACATGTGCGCCCACGTGACCCTCAAGGTTAAGGATTATGTGCCGACGACCATCGAAGACCTCGAGGACATCATTCAGGACCTGCGTATCCAGTCCAGGTCGATGATCATCCAGGTGGACCTGACCGGCGTGAACCCTTTCTGTCGTGAGGTCCGACAGATTACCAAACTCATCCTGGACGTGTTTGAAGAAACTAAGAACGACCAATTACTCGAACAAATTCAGTTTAAAAATGCCGGCTTCTTTGTCCGGAGCTTCTATCGCCCGATCAGCATGATGCTCCCGGGTTACGTCCGTGAGATTATAGTGTTCTTGTAAATAAAAAGAGCAACCCTGAATTATACAAGATATGGCCGATCTCCTTGTGTTTTACCCTCAAGGGCCCCACTTGATCATAGAGTTCCTGGGGGACAAGTACATTGAACGCCAACCAAAGACTGCCGATGAGACTGTCGCATTCATGAGTTCAGTACGGCCCATCGTCGAGCAACTCGATGCGTACGTCGAGAAGCACGGCCTGACGGAGATCATCGAGCTGAATCTCAAGGGTGTCCCAATTTCAAAACTAAAATCAGAGACGGCCACGCACCTCCTCAAGCTCATGGTCGAACTGCGCCCAGACAAAGGTCTGCTCAAGAAGATTCGCATCACCAATTCCAACCCAGTATTCAACATGATTTACAAGGGGGTCAAGGGATCCCTGCCCGTGCGAATCACGTCCATTGTAGAGATTGCGGAGGATAACAAATTTTTTTAAGTGTGCGTAAAATTATGGCTACAGATATTAAGATGCGTGAAGACTCGTGGCACGATAAGGAGGAGGATTTTCTGAACAAAATTGAGCGTCAGTGTAACGCGTACGCCTCGCACTTCAATAAAGACTACCAGTATTACCACAACCTTTCTTCCAGATTCAATATACCGATCCTCATTATATCTTCACTCAACGCCTTGTGCGCCATTTCTTTGAACGAATTTTTGGAACAGAAATTCGTGAGTATCTTGAACGCCGTTTTGTCTGCCGGAACTGGGGTCCTCGGCTCGATTCAATTGTACATGAAAATTAACGAGAAGATGACGAACGCGACCCGTTCCCAGGTGCTCATGAAGCGTCTGGCCCTCAAGATTTCCAAAGAGCTCAGTATAGATCGCGATACACGTGTGACGGACGGACAAGTGTTCCTTCAGGAGTGTTTCAACGAGTTCAACGCGGCTCTCGAGCAGGCCAACCCGATAGAGAAGAAGCTTCAGAACTTTTTGGCCCTCGGGGAGGCTCCGCTGGCGGCCGTCTCAACCGGTATGAGTTTTATGAATTTGGCTGCGGCCGCCGTGGCCGGCATGACGCCCCGGAAGCCGTCTCTAGACGACGACCAGTCCGTTATTTCAAGAGGAAGGTTGCAACGTCTCGGGGAGCCTCGCGCCAAAACGCTTTGGGATCGGATTCAAAAAGTTCAAAGAGGCGACGATTC